ACTTAGGCTGCTTTCCGTGAGGTTTCTACACCCTCTGGGACTGCATCAAGGTTCTTAATGACCTTGAAAGCCTGTACTGTGTTACCCTCTTTGAGGGGATGCAGAACTGCTACTGGAATACCAGCATCAGCTTTGTCTTGGAAACCATCTTCTTTGATGGTCTGCCATTTATTTGCTTTCGTCAAGAACTGAAATGTTTTCATAAGAAAACTCCGTAATGTGTCGATCATCAAAGCCTGACCAACTTGGCTATATTTAATTAACCCTCTGTAGTTTCGTAAGTACTTAACTACAGAGGTTTAATTAACTTCAATTAAGAAGGAAACGTGTAGACTGTAGCCTCTGGATGCAAAGCAAAGAACTCAGAAGCTTCAGCCAGTGCTAAAGCACCGTATGCCGCTTCAAGATCACCAGAAGCTTCATGCTCAAGAGCATCAGCAAAAAATTTATCAATGTTAGCAGTATGTTCAGCAGTGTTCATCGACACCTCCAAAGTTAATTAACCCTTGGTAGTTACGTAAGTACTTAAACTACCAAGGTTTAATTAAACTCAATTAAGATAAGAAGAACTTCAACCTATTCTCCATACATTTCACAAATACAACTTCTTAGTTGTAAAGCCTTATCTTCAGCATTAATGACATAAGGTAAGTCTTTAATGTTGTCGATATGGTCATCCCAAGGAACTAAACCATGTTTATTTCCTTCTTTGGTGTGGTTATGAATACAATATTCATCTTCCCAACCAATAATTTTATAAGCACCAGAGCCAAATTCTTTGGCTAAAAGATTAGACATTTTCTCAATGTTAATCATGACATCTCCTTTAGAGAAAAGCAGTTTCGACATCGAGTGATGTCTTAAAATTCTCAATCCATTCTCCTTCAGAGTTATGGATTTCAAAGCCTTGTCCAGTTACTGACGTAGTAACTGTAAATTCACCATTACCATGAACAAAATCGATCATGGTTTGCAAAGCAAGTTCGTCATTCATTTTCTTTCTCCTTTTCCCTTTGTAACTTGAACTCGTGATTTTTTCGTTTGTCTTCCTCGATCTTTTCAAGACGGAGATCCCTTCTCATTTTATAATAAGCTTCCATCATTTCGTGTTCCATTTCCTTCGGAGTAAGCTTTCTCATGACATCTCCTTTATTGTTACGATTAGCAGGAGTATAACAAATACTCCTACTAAAGCAAAGATAAAACCAGTAGCAAGCATTATTATTTGGTGTTCACCAAAGAAGAATGGAAACAACAACCATTCCAGAGAGACAACCCAGTAAGCTACTACTGGGATCATAAACGAGAGAAAAATTCTCATGACACTACCTCAATTCTCTCTTCGAGAATTTCTTCCCCTCTTGCCAAACCAATTTGCTCAATGGCTTGGACTTGGCTTGCAGCCCATTCATAGACAAAATCAACTTCGACACCAAACTGAATTGGAATGCGATATTTCTCTTTCATAGCCTTAGCTCCAAAAAAAGGTTATCAGGTAACTCTCTGTAGTTACGTAAAGTACTTAAACTACAGAGAGGTACCTGAACTCAATTAAGATAAGAAGAACTTCAACCTCGTCATCGATCTGTCAAGCTTCGTCAAAATCCTAGTGATTTCGTCATGCGTCAAAGATCTCTGATCTTCCTATGCAAAGATAAAATCTCTTGAATTTTCAAAGACTTGTCAAGAGGTTGAAGTATCTAGCAAAGCTCAGGATTGGGTTTTAATTACACCCTCTGGATGAATTTTGTAAACCCTTTCCCAAACTTCGGTAACCACTGCCTTTATTCGATCATTGTAGTTACGTAAGTACTTAAACTACAATGATCTAATTAAGCTCAATTAAGAAAGAAGAACTTCAATTTGCTGGAAATTTTGATTAAAAATCTCCCAGAAATCAGGGGAATTTCCTCGCATCATGTGGGGGGGTGGGGGAAAGATCTGCGTGTGCCTATATATATATAAAACAGACCTCTCAAAAAGTTTCAAAAATCTACGGACTATTCATCAAATAGAAAATAAAATAATATAGTGATATATATAGCACATGTCGGGATACTTAAGTACAATTACAGGTACTTACACAGGTACTTACACAGGTACTTACACAGGTACTTATAGTATTTTTTATATATTTTTAGACTAAGGTACTTGTATAGGTAGTAATTATAGTATATAATATAACTATGAATAATTTAGAAGAAAGTTACCTAGAGTCTTTTATAAATCTTAGAGGACTTCTCTCTCAAAAAGTTAATTATCAATCACAGTCAGACTTTCTTACCTTTGTCAGACTAATGGCTCCTTCTCTTGTATCTAACTTTGAGATGGGTAGTCATATAAAAGTTATATCTAATAAATTAAAAGAACTAGAAGAAGGTACAATTAAGAGGTTGATGGTCTTTCTTCCTCCTCGTTCCTCCAAATCAGTTATATGTTCAAAGCTTTTCCCTGCATGGTATATAGGCAGACACCCTGAACATGAGATATTAACTGTATCTCACAGTGATCAGCTATCATCTGACTTTGGTAGGTCTGTTAGAGATGTAGTTAATACAGAAGAATTCGGCAAAATCTTCACTGGAGTACAATTAAGGAGTGATGTTAGGGCAGCAGGGAAGTGGAAGACCAATCAGGGAGGAACTTATTATGCGGCTGGAGTCAGATCTCAGATAGCAGGTCGAGGAGCGCATGTAGCTATACTTGATGATGTAATGTCTGAGGAGGATGCCTTCTCTGATGCAGGTAGAAGGTACATAAAAGAGTGGTATCCAGCAGGACTTAGGACACGTATTATGCCTAATGGGGCTATTGTCATAATAAATACCAGATTTCACTATGATGATCTCTGTGGATGGCTTCTTAAACAACAGGAAGACATGAGCGAGTACGAAACAATCCCTTGGGAAGTCATAAAGATCCCTGCATGGCTGGATGAAGAAGCAGCAGACCTCCTAGACCTCCCCTTGGGAGGGAGTTATTTTCCTGAATGGAAGCCTGAACACATACTACGTATAGATGAGAACGAAATCAAGGCTAGTAATGGAAGCCGATACTGGAATTCTCTCTATATGCAAGATCCTACTCCTGAAGAAGGAGGATTAATCAAGAAAAAGTGGCTACAATCATGGGATGAAGAAGATCCTCCCAGTTGTGACTTCGTTATACAGACATATGATACCGCTTTCTCTACCAGAACTACGGCAGATTTCAGTGTTATCCAGACATGGGGCATATTTTACCTATATGACCATGATGAAAGAGGATATGAGAGTTATGCTCCCAATCTTATCCTATTAGGCAACATAAAAGGACGCTTTGAGTACCCTGAACTCAGGAAACTGGCACAAAAACTCTATAATGAACACAGACCTGATGTCTGTATGATAGAAAAGAAGGCATCTGGTCAATCTCTCATACAGGATATGCGAAGAGCAGGACTACCTGTTATGGAATATAACCCTGATAGAGATAAAGTAGCCAGAGTTTATGCTGCTTCTCCTATTATGGAAGCAGGTAGGCTATGGATACCTCAAGGTAAGAAGTGGTCAGAAGATCTCATAGAAGAACTTATCAGATTTCCTAATGCAGCACATGATGATCAGGTAGATGCTCTAACAATGGCTGTACACTACATGAAAGAGTCATGGCATCTAACACATCCTGATGATCCAGAAGATGAAGACGAACCTTCTGAACAAAAGAGTACGTACTGGACGTTCTGATTTGGGAAAAGATTAATATTATGCTATAATAAAGTAGGGATTAAGAGAGGAATTATTATGCACAAATCAAAAAATTATGATATGGCTACTGAAGTAGCAATGGATAAGCTGATGCCCAAGCCTATTCAAATTACAATCTCCATGCAAGGTGGAGGTGGACTAAGAGGCTTAGGAGAAAGACCTGTTAGCAGTGTATATGGCAGACCTATACCTAGAACTATCTATAGAGCCACTGGTGGTGGTGATTTAGGAGAATGGGAAGGAGCAGATATTGTTGGAGGAGGACAAGAAGGAGGTTTCAGTGAGTCTACTGATTGGTGGCATGATCCGGGTTATGGGACAGAGGCAGATGTTTATGTTCCTAAGAAACCTAAAGTAGATCATACAAGTTTACAAGATGCTCCCCCTTCTTCCTTCCCCGGAAAAGTTGCACCTACCCAAGACGAATTAATAGATATGAATTTAGGAAGAGGTCGTACTGGATTGACTATGAGAGGAATTCTAAACTATTTTGGAGTTCCTTATAATACTGAAGAAAAAGAAAAAAATGTAACTAGTCCATTTGAAGATTTAGGAACCATAAACCCTATAACTAATACATGGGTACAAAAGGGAGATCCAGTTCTTGAATGGATGAGAGATCAAGGTCTTGGAGTTGGTAAATCAGGAGGAACTTTACCTAGTGAGATGAGATCAGCTATATCAGATAAATTAATTATTGATGAATGGAGAAGAGATAGAAAAAATAAGGAAGTTCCTTTAGCTACAGGCGGTGGTCTTTCCAGTGTAAAGAAATCTATCAACATAAATGGACAGCCTCATAAACTAGCATGGATTAGACCAGATGAAGCTTCTGCTCTAAAGGCTATGGGTGGTAGTGGTCGTAAAGTAGGTGGTGTACCTGCTTATTTCTTTTTTGATCAAGGTGGTTCTCCAGAAGTTACAGGAGGAGGAGATCCTGAAGCAGGAGTAGATTGGGCTTCGGATGTAGTTACTTATACAGATATGACTCAAGATCCCGGTGCTAGAGGAGATGTTGTTGAAGATTTTACTACTACTACTACTACTGATAAGACTTCTGATGATACTATGGATTATACAGGTGCAGATATAGTAGCAGGAGGAGATAAACAAAGATTACGAAAAGAAATTGCACGAGATGACGAGGGACCAACAGATATAAGAAAAGGAATTTTAGGACTCTATGGAGATCGTATGACTAGAGGAGAAGCTTTAGAAGGAGCTAAAAGATCAGCCTTTACTACATGGAGAAATACAGTAGGAAAATATTCTCGTGATACTGCTAAAGATTATGATGCATGGTTTGCTGCTCAAGATCCTAATGCATTAATAGCTGGTTATAAGATTGGAGATCCAGTAGGAATGGCTATGCAATCTTCTTTTGATATTGTAAACAAACAATTAAAAAAGAGATTTGAAGAAAGAGCATCACAGAAGTCTGAGTATACTGGCGAGGAACTAACAAGAGAAGAACTTGGTGAGATTGTTGAATCTGCTAAAGTTGAAGGTCTTGAAGACTTTACTCCATATAGTGGATTAGATTATCCAGTATGGATGCCCGGAGGAATGGCTGGAAAAGCAATAGACTTTTTCTCAAGAACAGTAATAGGAACAGGAACAGTAGGAGGTGTAGGTGTACATCTACATAAAGATGGTAGTATTACTCCCATATCTCCTGAAGATGCACAAGGATTTGATCATGAAGCTATGAAGGGAGAAAATGTAGAACCTGTACGTAGACGTAGGCGTGGACCCCCACCAGTAGCACCAGCAGCTACCTTACCACCAGAAGATGCTGCTCCTGCAAAAGGAACAATGGCAGAATTATTAGCTAGGCGTGGACCTGCTGCTACCAGAGCAGAAGGTCTTGCCAGTTTAACAAGAGAAGGTAGTCCATTAAGACAAGTATATACTCAAGAACAGATTGAAGACTTTAATCTAGCATAGGATAAGAAATGGCAACAGAAAAAAATCCATATGATCGCATACCAGAAGAAGTATCTAATGTAGTTCCTATGGCTCCAGTAGAGAAAACAGAACTTGATGCTACCTTTGAAGTAGAAGATGATGGTGGAGTTACTGTAGACTTTGCAAGTGAAGACATTACAATGGAACCTTCAAAGGATATAGAAGAATGGTATGGAGACTTATGTGATACACTGGAAGAAGAAGAATTAAGAGAAATCTCTGCTGATGTAATAGAGAACTATCAGGCAGATAAAGACTCAAGAGGTGAATGGGAGTCTATGTTTGAAAGAGGCTTTGATCTACTAGGACTCAAACTTGAGCCGGGGTCAGAACCTTTTGAAGGAGCTTGTACAGCAGTACACCCACTCCTGATTGAGTCAGCAGTTAAGTTTCAGTCAAAGGCTTCTGGAGAACTCTTCCCTAGCAAAGGCCCGGTAAAAGCAAATATACTAGGTAAGATAACTCCTGAGAAAGAGACACAAGCTAATCGTGTTCAGAACTTTATGAACTATCAGTTAACTGAGCAGATGCCTGAATACTTCGATGAATTTGAAAGAATGCTGTTCCATCTTCCCTTGATAGGATCAGCATTTAAAAAGATATACTATAGTTCTACACTTAAACGTCCTGTCTCTGAATTTATTCCTATAGATCAATTCTATGTATCTTATTATGCAACTGATCTAAGGAATGCAGATAGATATACACATGTTATATATAGAAGTCCTGTAGAAATACAGAAAGATGTACTGGCTGGTGTTTATAAAGAAGTAGATCTTCCTACTCCTGATCAAGCCTCTATTACATCTTTTACAGAAAGATTAGATACTATACTTGGTATATCACCTTCGGCAGACAAAGATCCTCAATATGTTTTACTGGAACAACACTGTTATCTGGATATAGAAGACAAAGATCAATCACTCCCCTATATCGTAACAGTAGAACAACAGTCCAGACAAGTACTTAGTATTCGTAGAAATTATGAATCAGATGATCCTACAATGGAAAAAAGAAGTCACTTTGTCCATTACAGGTTTGTACCCGGATTTGGCTTCTACGGATTAGGCTTGATACACTTCCTTGGTAATCTTACTATGAGTGCAACTGCTGCAATGAGATCCCTAATAGATGCAGGTCAGTTTGCTAATTTACCGGGAGGTTTCAAGGCTAAGGGACTTAGGATAGTTGGTGACAACGAACCTATTTCCCCCGGTGAGTTCAAGGAGGTTGAAGCAACTGGAGTAGATCTGGCAAAGGCTATTATTCCTCTCCCCTATAAAGAGCCTTCCTCTACTCTATTCCAGATGTTACAATTCGTAGCTACTGCTGGTCAGAAGTTTGCGGATAGCACAGAGCAGGTTATCTCTGATGCTGCCTCCTATGGACCCGTTGGAACAACTATGGCTCTACTAGAAGCCAGTAGTAAGTTCTTTACCGCCATACATAAGCGTCTTCATAAGTCACAACGAGATGAATTTAGAATACTGGCTAAGATAGATTATGATTATCTTCCAGCAGAATATCCTTATGATGTTCCTTTTGAAGACCGTAGTATATTTAAAAATGATTTCGATGGAAGAGTAGACATAGTTCCTGTCTCTGATCCCAATATCCCATCTAATGCTCACCGCATGATGATGGCTAATATGGCTCTTCAGATGGCACAACAGTCTCCTCCCGGCATGTTTAATATGGAGGCATTGAATAGAACAATACTTAATGCAGCCAACATGCCTAACCTTGAAGAAATACTCCCTCCCAAGATAGAACCTAAACCTATGGACCCTGTGTCGGATATTATAGCTGCTACGAAGGGAATACCTATAGCAGCTTTTCCGGGGCAAAACCATGATGCTCATATTCAGGTTAAGATGGCCTACCTTCAAGATCCTAAGAATGGAGCTAATCCTATTATGCAGAGAATACAGCCTATACTTCAGGCTAATATTCAGGAACATTCTGTAATGAAATATCAGGAACAGGTTAATGGAGTAACTGAACAACTTATGGCACAAGTTCCACCAGAACAAGCACAAAATCCAAATACAATAGAAATGATAATGGCTCAAGCTGCTCAACAGGTTATGAATGCTAATCAGGCTATGGGTCAGGCACAATCACCAGAACAGCAACTAGTAGCTCTGGAACAAGCTAAAGTAGAATTACAGAAACAGAAGCTTCAATCAGATACAGTTGTACAGGCTGCTGAAATGGAGATTAAGAATAAGCAGCTTGAACTAGACGAAAACGAACAAATTATAGATATGTTGAAGTCAGGTGCTACAGACGAATTTAAGAAAGAAAAAGATTCCAAGGATAGAGATTCTAAAAAAGAAGTTAAAGAAATGGAGATTGAAGCTGAAGATAAAAGAGCTAAAGACAGAATTATGAAAGATATTATTGAACAAAATAAAAGAGATGAAAAAGATCTGGATATGAAAGGTCTTGAAGCCTTAGTTAAATTAGCAATTGAACAATCCAAGAAAGAAGGAGGTTAGAGGAATGACAATAAAGATAAAACAAATGACGAAAGGAAAAGGTTATATTACTTATGATAAAACCAAATCTGAGAAACCAATGACTTATGGAGATCCCTTTAAAGCTGATTGTATTGGCCCATTAGAATCTAGGGCTGATCTTAATGAATGGGATTATGCTAAGTTTAAATATCCCCCTCCTATAAAAGGTAAAAAAACTTAACCAATGGAAATTTGGGATGAGGTGATTCAGGAGTTTAATGAAGAAATTCAAAAACTTAGAATTACATTAGCCAGTGGATCTGCTGAAGACTATGCTCACTATAGACAACTTGTAGGATCAATACAAGGTCTGGAATGGGCCAGAGGCAATCTCACTGAAATTATTAAAAAGCGAACTTACGCAGACGATGAGGAGTAAAATGCAACAAGTACAAATGGGTAAAGCCATCAAAAACGATTTATGGATTAGTGATCCAGAAGAAGTAGAAGATCCAGAAGTATTACCAGAACTACCGGGATTTAATATTCTGGTACGTCCAGTATCTGTAAAGAGCCAGACAAAAGGAGGTATTCTTTTACCAGACTCAACTAAAGATGATATGTCTTATCTAACGACAGTAGGTAAGGTATTAGCTCTAGGCGATCTGGCTTATCTGGATAAAGATAAGTTTCCTGCTGGTGCATGGTGTCATGTAGGAGATCATGTATGCTATGGTAAACATGCAGGAACTAAACTCTTTTATAAAGGAGTTAGAATGATCTTACTGTTTGATGATCAGATTACTATGAGAGTAGAAGATCCAAAAGATCTTGATCCAACCTTTAATTTAGGAAAAGGTTAAGACTAATTTGGGAAAAGATTAATATTATGCTATAATAAGTTATACGTTAAATCGTTGATTTCGTAAACAACGGAGGTAGAAATGGAAAAGAAAGAAGAGTGGAACGAAATAGAAGTTCCGAATGAAGAGCAGAAAGAAGTAGAATTTGAAATAGAAGAAGAAACAGAACCTGAAAAAAAAGAAGATGAACCAGAACTAGAAGGTATTGAAACAAAAGGTGCTGAAAAAAGAATAAGGCAACTTATCAGGCAAAGAAAAGAACGTGACGAACAGATTAATGCTCTCATCCAAAAAAATGAGGTACTCTCAGGAAGCCTCAGAACAAAAGATAACGAAGTAAATCAAGTTAATAAGTTAAGTCTTGATGCTTCGGAGAAACAATTAACTGATAAACTTGAGCTTGCCAGAACAGTTTATATGGAAGCTTTTGAAGAAGGAGAAAAAGAAAAGCTTTTAAAAGCGCAGGAAATGTTGAATGAGGCACAGTCTGATCTGAAGGCAGTCTCTTCTGCTAAACAAAGTTATGCACAAGTAGAAGCAGTTGCTCCAGTACAACCTCAATATCAACCTCCTCCTCAACAAGCTACTGACCCTAGAGCCGAAGATTGGGCTTCAAAGAATAGTTGGTTTGGACAGGATAACATTAAGACTGCTGCTGCATTAGCTATAGATGCAGAACTTAAAAGCGAAGGTTATGATCCTACTGATAATGATTTTTATCAGGAAATTGATAAGAGAATTAATAAAGCGTTTTCTCAGAATACTGAGGAAACTACAGAACGTGTGCAGGAAAGCTCGTCAAAACCTGCTCAAGTAGTATCGGGGAGTTCACGCTCCTCCCCATCTAGTGCTGGTAAAGTCAAACTATCAAAGGAAGATGTGAGGCTTGCACAGAAATGGAATATACCACTTGAACAGTATGCTGCCGAAAAGCTCAAAGTTGAAGGAGCAGACGGCAACTATACTAATGTAACTTAGCGTGGAGGAATGAAATATGACACGAAATGAAACACGTAGTAATACTAATAGGGAAACTCAAACAAGAGAAGTCGAAGAAGAGTATGTCTTTGAGGAGCCAGATGCCCTCCATATACCAGACACGGTAAAAGCAAGATTCAATGCAGACAATATGTCTTTACGTTGGATTCGCATATCTGTAAAAGGACAGGATGACATCACTAATGTTGGTAAAAACCAGCAGCAGGGATGGGTCTTCGTAACTTCTGATGAAGTTCCTGAAATGGGTGTTACATCCCTCGTAAGGGAAGAAGGTCGTTATCTTGGAGCCGTCTGTCGTGGAGACGTAGCGTTGGCAAAGAAGCCAACCGTAAAGGTAAAGGCCAGACAGAAATTCTATGAGAATAAGGCTAGTGATATGATGGATGCAGTTAATGCACAACTAATGAAAAGCTCTGATTCTCGTATGCCAATTTCTAACACAAGTAAGTCAGTAACAACAAGAGGAAGACAGCCTTCTTTTCAAGACTAGTCTACCTCTTTAACTTAAGGAGATGAAACATGTCTACTACAAAAGCATTTCGTGGTTTTGTCCCTGCTCGCATGAAAGGTGGTGCTTATAATAATGAGGCTGTGACCGATATGATCACACTAACCTCAACAGGACAAGCACAAACCCCTAGTAATAGTATCTTTACTGGTGATCCGTTTATTTTACCGGGAACTAATTTAGCTACGATTACACCATTTATTAATGTAACTCTAAAACCTTCAGGGGTTTTTATGGGTTGTCAATATGTTGAAAATGGGGAGCAAAAGTTCTCCCGGTATTGGCCGGGTGGGACGAGTGCCACAGACGTTAAATTTTTTGTAATAACCAACCCTGATCAAACTTATTACATCCAATGTTCTCTCACTTTGTCGGCTGCTGAAGCTGCAATTTGTTTGAACTATCCTGTAACTGTTAGTTCTACTGCCTCTTCAGGTAGTACTGTTACTGGTCAGTCAAGCTACTACTTGCTTGCTGCTGGTGGTGCAGAAACTGAACTGACATGTCGGGTAATTGGACGTTCTAAGTTACCAGATGAGGGTAATAATGATGCATACCCAATCGTAGAGGTCTGGTTAAATACACACCGTGACCGTTACGTGACGGCTACCGCATCTACGGCTTAATAGGAGGAATGAATAATGGCTATAAATAGAGCTAGTATTGCTAAAGAACTCCTTCCGGGCCTAAATGCTGTATTCGGAATGGAGTATGGAGAGGTGAATAATGAGTTAGAACCTCTTTATGAAATTGAAAACTCAGATCGTGCATTTGAAGAAGAAGTTCTCTTCACCAGTTTCGGGTCAGCCCCGGTAAAAGGTGAGGGAGCGTCTGTTACGTATGACGATGCTCAGGAAAGCTACACAGCACGTTACACTGCTGAGACTGTAGCATTGGCTTTTGCCGTAACTGAAGAGGCAATGGAGGATAATCTTTATGATACCTTTGCTAAACTTCGGGCTAAAGGTCTTGCCAGAGCAATGGCTAATACGAAACAGGTAAAAGCTGCTAATGTCTTCAACAATGGTTTCAGTGATACTATTGGTGACGGACAGGCTTTTTTCTCAACTACACATCCAACTGTAGGTGATGGTAATCAGTCCAACTTAATTGCTGCATCTGATTTAGCTGAATCTACTCTTGAAACTGCATTAACCAATGTACAGAAGATCAAAGATGATCGAGGTATTTTAATTGGTGCGAGTGCTGTTTCTCTACATATCCCTGTTGACTCATGGGCAATTGCAGACAGGATTTTATCAAGTCCCGGCAACACTCAGGCGAGTGGTGGTCAGGCTGCAAATCCTAATATTAATGCAATCAATGCTGTTCGTCATTTGGGTATGTTACCTGAAGGCTATCATATCAATCGAAGGTTTACTGATACGACTTCTTGGTTTGTTAAGACTGACGTACCAAACGGAACTAAAATGTTTGTACGTTCACCTCTTCAGACTAAGATGGAACCTGACTTTGATACTGGCAATCTTCGATTTAAGGCAAGGGAACGATATAGTTTCGGTGTCTCAGATTGGCGAGGCTGGGCAGGTAGTCAAGGAACGTAAGTCTAATTGTGGGAGGGTAGTTAAAGCTACTCTCCTACTACCTTAAGGAGAAACTATGACTACAAATATTAAAGTCGCACAAAATGTAAGTAGTGATGGAGCAATTATAACAGGCTTTCGTTATGTTGATACTAATACCAGTTTAGGAGATGAAGGAACAGGTTCGAGTCCTACTCCATCAACAACCAGAGTTCTTGCCATGCATACTTATTCAACTCTTGCAGGTGAAATTGTTATTTCAGGATCAAAGCAGATTACAAATAGATCAGCTAAAGGAACAGCTATTCGATATCGTGTAGCAGCCTTAGATTCTAATGATCAATATATAGGAGATATGGGAGTAGGTGTTCACGGAATTGTAAGTGTTGCAACATCTGGAACAGGAGCAATGCTTCCTACAATTACATTATATCTGGGCTAATATGGTTGCCTACTCATATCTTAAAACAGACGTTATTCAAACTTCTGAGAATGAGTCTACCGAATTTGCCAGTGCAATATCTTTCTTTGTAGATCGTACAGAACTAAGACTTCTGAAGGATCTGGATGATGTTGGCTTAGATGAATTTAGCAGCATAACTCTTAGTGTTAATAATCCTGTTGTTAGTTTAAATGATAGAGTTCATATTATTCGTAATGTGAACTATACTACCAGTGTGTCTAGTCTTAAGACGAGTTTACTTCAAAGAACATTTGAGTATGCCATTGATTATTGGCCTCATGTTAGTGCTTCTGTAGGTACACCCAGATATTATTCCAGAAAAACTAATTCATCTCTTTATATAGTGCCAACTCCTGCTTCTACTCTAACAGGAGAAGTACAAACAGTTTCCAGACCGTTACCTCTGTCTTCCGCTACAGGAACAAGTGTAACTACCCAGAATTATTTTAGTAATTATTGTTATGATGCTCTCTTTGCAGGATGTATGGTGGAAGCTACCATGTTTATGAAAGATTGGACTACATTACCAGTATGGCAAGGACAGTATCAAACAGCAGTAGAAGCATTACGTAATCAGGCTAGAAGGACTAGACAGGACGATATGGCAGTTGCTGCTTCACCTGCTGGTGGTCCTGATACAGTCATCTTAAAATCTAGTTAGGGAGAAAATCAATGGCAAAGAAAAAAATAGTAAAAGCTAAATTTGGTAAGATTATTAAAAGTTTAGTAGGAAATAGAAAAAGTGCTACTCGTTTAGATGAGGCTGGCAAACCAGTAAGAATGGCAAAATCAAAGACAGGTGGAGCTAATAAATTACAAGGTAGTACGCTAGATAAAAAAATACAAAGATCTCCAGCAGCAGAGAAAGTTAGAAAAGTAGAAGGTAAAGCAGCAACAGATCTTTTACAACCAGCAAGAGGATCACTTGGTAAAACTGTAGATGAAGCTGATGTAGGAGTTCCTTCTCATAAAGTAGCTGCTAAAAAAGCAGGAGATTTTGATAAAGCATTATCTAAAAAGGAAACGCAATTAAAAACTTACCAAGATAAAAGAGATTCTTTAACAGGTGTAAATAAAATTGAATTTATAGCAAAGAATCAAACTAGGATTAAATTATTAAAAGCATCTATTAAAGATATGAAAAGTCGTGGTGGACCGGGAGGTATAACTGCAATAAAATATAAAAAATCTGGTGGTGTAGTTAAAAAAGCAGGTGGTGGAATGACCAGACAAGGTTTATATCCAGCAGAAATGGCAAGATCAGGTACAATGTCTCAGGCTAGGCGTAAGAGATATATGAAGAAAGGTGGGGGTATTTCCTATAAGATGACAGGCGGTCAGGTAGTAGATCACGGCTATGATTAATAGATCAAGCATAAGGCAACAGATTATGAAACCGGGAAAGAAAAAGAAATTAAATATCAAGAAGGCTATTAAGAAACCGGGAGCATTACGTGCATCCCTTGGTATTAAGAAGGGAAAGACTATCCCTAAGTCAGTTTTAAATAGGGCAGCAAAAGCTCCCGGTAAATTAGGACAAAGAGCTAGGTTTGCCAAAACATTAAAGAAATTACGGAAGAAGAAGAGGAGAGCTTAAAATGGGATTAGGACCACATACATTATTGGAACGTCCAGCAAAGTTGGATAAGATACTTGGTAAGCCTACTGGACAGGGATTTGGTGCAGCCAGAAAAGGACCATCTATTGTTGGGAAACCACACGATGTTGTCGTAGATGAAGCTTATCCGCAAGGTAAGTCTTTTGAAATAGCTCCTACTGGTAAAGTAGATACTTACGGGGAGGCTTAATTATGGGTATGTTACGAGGTTTAACTGGAGCAGCTAAGAAAGCTATAGGTAAAAGAGGCAGATTAAAAGCATCTGAAAAAACAGCTTTAACAAAGGCAGCTAAACAGAATGATATGTCTGTAACTGAATTTAGGAAAGCTGCAAAAGCAGATCTAGCTTCGGAAGCTGGTGAAGGAACTGCCTCAGATAAAGCAGTAGCTAAACGACTTAAGATAAGTGTAGCTGAATTACAGAAGAAAAGAAAGGCTGCTAAAAAGAAAAAGAAAACACCTAAAAAATGGACAAGATCTAAGAGAGAAAGAACAGAACTTGCCAGATTAAAAAGTCAGCAAAGGAAAGAAGATCTTGGTGACCAATTTAAGGGTGCTGGTATGCATGGTGGTCGTAGGGAAGAAACTGTTATGAAAGCACCGGGAAGTAAAGGACTACAAAGACCTCTTATAGTTGAATCTCCTTCTGGACGTTTAAAATCTAAACAGATTCTTGATACTGATGATTGGACAAAGACTGAAAAGTTCAGGCAGAGGCGACAGCCTCATGCAGATCCTCAATCACAGATAGCTGAAGCTATGGGTTTAAGAGGTGAAGGCAGTTTGCCTACAGCAGAAGAAGCTAGGGCATTAGGATTAACTGTTAAAAAGGGGGGTGGTATTGTGGTAGATGCAAAATTTGGTAAGTTTATTAAAGGTTTAATTAAGAAAGTGAAGCCAACGACAAAGAAAGAGGTAAAAGAACTAAGGAAAAAAATTCCTATAAAGAAAGCTGTAGTAGCAAAGAAACCTGTAAAGAAACCTGTAAAGAAACCTACTGGTATTCGGAGAAAACTACAAGGAAAATCTGCTACAGATATTCATAAGGCTTATACAATTCCACAAATAAATCAGATGAAGAAAAATCTTGGACAAGCTGGAACTCCTGATTCAAAACTTATTAATAGGCTTAATAAGGCACTTGCTGTTCGTAAAAAAGTAACTAAGAAACCAAAGACAAAAGAATTTGATTGGAAGAAAGCTGGTTATACAGAAAATGAATGGAGAGATGTATTAGGATTAACAAGAAAAGATCCTGAAACTGGAATGATGGTTCACCATAAAGGTGGTGGTCCTGTCATTAAACGTAAAAAGCCCGGACCAGTAAAAATTAGAAAATTTAAAGAAAAATTACCCAGAAAAAAAGAACAGCCGTGGGGAAAAAGAACAGGATATCGTAGGGGAACAGCCTTTGGAAAGAAAAGTGGTGGAGCTATTAAACGTAATAAAGGTGGAGCAGTACGTGGTGTAGGTAAAGCTACTAGAGGTTTTGGTAATGCTAAATATTCTAAGAAAATGTACTAAGGAG